AGCCGGACCGGAAAGACGGAGAATGGGATTACGGTTGTGCTTGCTATGAGAGTGCATTGAAGGCCTTTGGCTCTCTGTGTGAGGACGGTCATTCTGGTTTCAGTATTGGTCTGACTAAGGCTATTCTGAACCGTCTGATCAACAACAAGCCACTTCTTCCAATTGAGGATACCGACGAGGTATGGAGTGATATTTCTGATATGAGTGGTCTGAAGGGAGAAGAGTGTAACTATCAGTGTAAACGCATGTCCTCCTTATTTAAGTACGTGTATGCTGATGGAACAGTTAAGTACAGAGACGTGGATCGCTATCATGGCGTGAACATCAACGGTCCGGATGCTCCATATCACAGTGGACTGATTGATACTGTTATGGACGAACTGTATCCGATCACTATGCCTTATATGCCGGCTGATAGAGCCTTTAAGATTTATACGGAGGATTTCCTTGTAGATCCAGCGAAAGGCGATTACGATACCGTAGGTATTCTGTACGTAATCACTCCGTCCATGGACAAGGTAGCAATTAACAGATATTTTAAAGAAGCTCCGAACGGCTTTGCTGAAATCGACGAAGCGGAGTATAAGGAGCGAAAGGAAGCTGCTAAAGCTCGGATGGAGGCAACCGATGGATCGAAATAGATTTATCCAGTGCATGAAAAGCAACATCGAGTTGTCGGATAAAGAGCGGCGGAGAATTATCAGAAGAAGTGTTGAGAGTCAGCCGTGGAAATTAAAGTGTACGATTGCCATGGAAGAGTTTGCGGAACTTACACAGGCAATCAGTAAACAGATTCGTGGGTATGATAATAGAATTGGACTTTTGGAAGAGATGGCGGATGCTTATATTTGCCTGGAATTCCTTAAGTCCATTTTTAATATTACACCAGAAGAGTTACAAAAAGCTATGGACGTTAAATTACAAAGAGAAAGGAATAAACAGAGATGAGTAAAGAGATTAAAATTGCCGGAAGTATTTCATTTGGAGGAAAGCGCCTTAATGTGTATGGAGATCTGGACGCTCCATTGTTCAAGGCAAAAGATATTAGTCATGCTATCGGCTACAGCAGTGGTAACGAGTGGAGAATGCTTGAGATGTGCGAGGAGGATGAGAAGCTGAAACTACCTTTAGTAGTAGCAGGTCAGAGACGTTCCGTCAATTTTGTGACTGAGAATGGTCTGTATAACATTCTTGCTCAGAGCCGCATGGAAATTGCGAGATCCTGGAGACGTGTGGTTCATGACGAACTTATTAACATGCGAAAAGAGAAAGGCAGAAACATTGCTGAGCAGTTCGAAGAGTGGGATCACGCTATGGATAACATTTACTTCGATGAGGAAACCGGTCAGCTTATGCAGTCAGTTACGATTCCTGGTGGAGATGTGATCCAGATTCCTTATGAGAAGGAAGAGTAGTCTAAGATAATGATACCGGGATCTATGCAATAACGATCAAGGAACGCATAGAATTTCCAGATGGGGTGGGCGTCTGGAAATTTGGAAAGGGGAACAAAAATGATTAACAAATTAGAAAATTGGAGAGAGATAACAAAGGGTTTATATAGATATGTTGTTGCGGCTAATTGCTGTTATGAAATTCACGTAATGTATCACGCAAAAGAGACTGATATTTTAACGGCTAACGCACATCTCTATATCGTGGGTGATTGGACCAGTTTGACCAGTAAAGATAATTCAAAATTTTTTAAAAGGGAATTATTACTAAGCGGGCCATTATGTGCATGTTTAGAGAAAGCCGTAGAAGACGAAAAGGAGATGAGAGAGTAATGATTAAATTAGAGCATATAGTTCTGGCAAGTCCGGAACAGATGAAATTTATTATTGAAGGCATGAGAAACCCGATGAACAGCTGGGGGAAGAGTGATAGTGAGTATGAAACTGCTGGATTCGATCTTGGAGAGAATGATCGCTCACTCATGCAACGCTTAGCTAACGCTGGTACAGATCATAGAAAATTTATGAGAATGTCGCCGGTGTACGTAAGGACCACAGCACCGTTATATTGGTGGAAAGAATTTGATACTTACAAAGTCGGAACTGTTGCCAACAGCTGTAGTACCATGCATAAAATCCAGGCTAAGGAATTTACAATGGATGATTTCAGTCTTGGAGCGTTGACAATCCCAATCGAATGGGATGCAACGTTCTTTTTATTTACTCTAATGTTGGGCGTTTTATTATTTGTATCAAGAGAAAATTGCATTATGAATTAAGGAGGCGGCTATATGAGCCGGGCTGAAAGGAGAAGAGCACAGAAGTGCGAGCAGAAATCTAAAACCGCTACATACAATCTTACAAGAGCTCAGTTAGATGCCCTGGTTCGAGAAAAGATATCTGGTGAACTGGATAGAGTTAAGCGGGAGGCTACAAATGATGCTATCAATCAGGCGATGATTCTTCTGCTTACTCTGCCGCTTGAAGTGCTGATGGATCATTATTGGCCAAAGTCATATGCAAAGCGGATTCCGGAGTTTACAGAGTATGTTCTCAAATATTATGAAAAGTGGCAAAACGATGAGTTGGATATGGACAAGCTCAAAGAGGATCTGTGGGTATACGGCGGTGTTCGATTAGAAGAAGTGGAGGGTAAGTAAATGGGATATTTAATTTTAGGAATTATTATTCTGGCAGCTATTCTTATTTTCGGTGGATATATAGTTCTGTCCGTTATAAATGCTGCAATGTGGATGGACGATTCCATGAGATGGGGAGGTAGAGATGACAGCTAAGGACGACAGAAAAAATGCAGAGGGTTACAACGACCCGACAGCTTACAATGCGATTAAGAATGTTGAGCAGGAACAGGACATGGATGATGCTAGATTTCATCAGTTACTGAACACCATGTTTTCGCTTTGTGAATTGGCGGATTTCCATATCGAGGGACGAGTTGTATTGAAGGATAAAAGAACTGGGAAGGTTTGGAGGTAGGCGAGATGAAAATCTGTAAGGTAAGACCCGATTACTCGACCTGTTCTGCTTGTGTGGCTACTCAGGAAATGTTTGACGTGGTTGACGATTGCAGTAAATGTAAATTGAATACTGATACTTATGAATTATTACAGGTCGGAACTGGATTTTGGAGCGGTGACTATGCAATGGTTCAAAAGGACGGCAAAATTACAAAAGTATCATTAAACCGCGTTTATGACGTAAAGGAGAGTTTATGATGACTATGGAAGAATTACAGAAAGCGTGTGAGACCTTGGCAGAGGAGTGGAACAAAGCTTTGGAGCCGATGGAGAAATTTGCTGAAGCTTTGAGTGATGCCTTTGGACGTATGTATGCTTCTGAGGAAGAGAATCGTAAAATTCACACCGGTCGGAAACTCAAATCTGTGAAGCGTGTTCCGGATGTTAAGATGTCTACGTACAATTATAAGCCTGCTATGAAGCGCAATTTACCCTATCAGAGACGAAATTTCTGACTGATTTCAGCTAATCTAGGTTAAAAATCTTTGTAGTAGCAGGTCAATTTTCTGCCCACTTTTAAGTTTTAGGATTTGACCGAAGCCCGGATATTTTTGACCAGAGCTGAAAAATCGGTGTCGATTTGGAGAAAAATTATGAATTTTGGTCATTTTTCTGGCCATTTGCCCGGTTTTGCCCACTTTCAAAAACCTGGATTTGACCAGTAAAAACCCAGTATTTATGCGGGTTTGCGGGCTTTCTGCCCACTTTCCCACTTTTAATATCAAACTATTATGATAGAAAGTTTAAAAATATATAGTAATAAGCGAATAAAAGTGGGTTTTTGACCAGAAGCAAGAAAGAGGTGATTTTATGACCGATGATAAGAAATTGGTCGAGGATTGGTTGTGTGAACATTTTCCGTATCACTTGCGAGTGAATAAAGATATTCCAAAGGGTGCATATGTGATGATGAAGAGTGAGGTACTCATGTCACAAGGATGGCTCTGGGTTGATAATCCACCGTACAGATCTTTTGAAGACGTGATGCTTGGATATACAATTCCGAGGGATTTTTATTCCGGTGCCGGAGGTCCGTATTTCGGATATCCATATGGTAGCTTGTATCTGATGGGAGGTTTGCCGTGAATGTAAAGCGTAAAGTAACATGGAAAGATATTTTCAATAATTTCAAATCTGTGTATCCGCGGCTATCAAAAGAAGCTCGGAATTATTGTCCATACAACTACATGAGCATTGTCGTATATTTGGAAGACGGAACCAAGGTGATTTATGATGATATGGCAAAGCGTGCTAAGATGCTTGCAGCCTAGGAACTAGCTACAGAATCCACTTTCAATTTAGTGTGCTTCATGCTATACTATAAGAGCCACACAATCTAATAAGAAAAATCGCGTTCGAGGGAATAACTTTGGTAAAAAGTGTATTCTCTTTTACTCGTACCCTTGAACGGCGAAGAGATTGTGTGGCAACAATAAGAGATGCGCTTTTTCGGTGCGTCTCTCAAATTGGGGCGCACTTTTTATTTGTCCTAAATTCCTACTTAAGTATGGAAAGGGTGATTGTATGGGAACGAAATCGAATAAAAATATTTCGGGTGTCATAGGAGCAATCGGAGCTGTTGGCGGTTTGATTACTGCGGTTACACCTTTGGTTGAAAAAGCAATAGATAATGCTCAGAATAAGCCAACTGAGAAAATAGATACGAAAGTTACCATTCCAGAATTATATCGTAAGGGGTTTCCGATAGACTTGGAACAGGCTGAAGAATTGTTGACGGAACGTGGTTTGAAATTTTCAAAGAGTAAGCTTCGTATGAAAGAAGCTGATCCAAAGTATCGCGATTATGAGGATACGCAAGTTATAGACTCGAACCCTAAGCAAGGTACGAAAGTGAAAATCGGTACTACAGTTTGTCTGAGATATATAACGGCTGAAGTTATCGAGGAGAGCCAAAAAATATTTGATGACGGTGTTCGTATTAAACAGGAGGCTAAAGAACAGAAGGCCGCTGAGAAACAGGAAAAGAAGGAACGTTTAAAAGAAAGTGTTTCTGAAACCATGGATTCTGCAAAAAGCGGTTTAGAAAAGATATTTAAGAAAGATCGAAAAGCTATAGAGGCTGAGAAAGGAGAAAAATAGATGAGTAAAGGCGGAAAGAAAAAGCGTAGCACAGCAGGGTTAATCCTGGATGTCGTTTTGACATTGTGTACCGGTGGATTATGGTTGATTTGGATACTGATCCGATATTTAAGAAACAACAGCTGACAACTACATATTTGGACAGAGATGCTTAATCGTGTCTCTGTCTTTTTTTTATGCTCTTTTTTGCGCGCGAAAAAAACATGCCCTTTTATGAAGAGAGAGGATAAATAGGCATTTTTATTAAATACCACATCCTCTTTTGAGTTTTTAGAAAATTGAAAGGAGACTCCATTATGTTGGAAAATAAGTTCCAGGCAAATTTGATCAAGGAACTGAAAGAAAGATTTCCGGGTTGTATCGTGATGAAAAATGACCCGACCTACATTCAGGGCATTCCAGATTTGCTGGTTCTTCACAAAGACAAATGGGCTTCCTTAGAATGTAAAAAAAGCGCTGGCGCAAAGAAGCAGCCGAATCAGGAATATTATGTGGATCGTATGAATCAGATGTCGTTTTCAAGATTTATATGTCCAGAGAATAAAGAGGAGGTACTGGATGAACTTCAACAATCATTCGAACCTTGAAGGACAACACGCCTTTCTTGGTGCCAGTAAATATCACTGGATAAATTATGGTGAGGATAAAGTTGCGGAAGTATATCGAAATTTCCTTGACACACAAAAAGGAACTGTATTACATGCATTTGCAGCACAGTGCATCATGCTCAATCAGAAATTACCAAAATCGAAGCAGACATTAAATATGTATGTGAATGATGCCATCGGCTTTAAGATGACACCGGAGCAGATCCTTTACTATTCCGATAATTGTTTTGGTACAGCCGATGCGATTTTGTTTCGGAATAACTTCTTAAGAATTCACGATTTGAAGACCGGAAAGATTCCGGCGCACATGGAGCAGCTTGAAATATATGCCGCTCTTTTTTGTTTGGAATATAAAGTGAAGCCTGGGGATATTGAAATGGAATTGAGAATCTATCAGAACAATGAAATTCTGTATCATAACCCAACGGCTGAAGATATTGTTCCAATCATGGACCGAATTATTACTTTTGATAAGGTGATTAAGAAAATCAGAGAACAGGAGGGGTAAGCTATGAATTCCATTGTGGAAGATATTTTAATGCATTATGGTATGCCACGGCGTTCTGGGCGTTACCCTTATGGTTCTGGAGAGAATCCATATCAGCATAGCGGTGATTTTCTTAGTCGTGTTCAGGAATTAAAAAAATCCGGAATGAGCGAAACAGACATTGCTAAGAATATGGGTTTGACTACCACACAGCTTCGTACTCAGATGAGCCTCGCTAAAGATGAACGTCGTGCTCTTCAGGTAGCAACAGCAAAGGGTCTTCGTGAAAAAGGTTACAGTTTAAATGAAATTGCCGATAAGATGGGATTTGCTAATGACTCGTCTGTCCGCTCTTTATTGAACGAAACTTCGGAAAACAGAATGAACCAGGCTAAGGCCACTGCGGATGTTCTGCGAAAACTCATTGAAGAAAAGGGAATGATCGATGTCGGAACCGGCGTTGAAAGAGAACTTGGCGTGTCAAAAGAAAAACTAAACCAGGCTCTTTATATGCTGGAATTGGAAGGTTATCCGATTTATGGCGGCGGCGTTCCACAGGTTACCAATCCTGGAAAGCAGACCAATATCAAGGTCATTTGTCCACCGGGAACCGAGCACAAAGATATTTATGACTTCGAGAATGTCCATTCTGTAAGAGACTACATCTCCTATGACAATGGGGAGTCTTTCAGAAAATCTTTTGAGTATCCGGCCAGCATGGATTCAAAGCGCTTGCAGATCCGCTATGCCGATCAAGGTGGTGTTGATAAGGATGGTGTAATTGAACTCCGTAGAGGCGTGAAAGACCTGTCTTTAGGTGATTCTCATTATGCACAGGTCCGTATTATGGTTGACGGAACTCACTACCTTAAAGGTATGGCTGTTTACTCTGATAATATGCCGGATGGCGTTGATGTGATTTTCAACACTAATAAAAAGTCTGGCACTCCTACAAAAGATGTTCTCAAGAAAATTAAGGATGATCCAGATAATCCGTTTGGTTCCCTGATTAAGGAGCATGGAGGTCAGAGCTATTACGATGATCCAAAGGGTAAGTATACAGATCCTGTAACCGGAAAAAAACAGTCTCTTTCTCTGATCAATAAGAGAGCAGAAGAAGGCGATTGGGGTGAATGGAGTAAGACACTTCCGTCACAGTTTCTTTCTAAGCAGAGTTTGACACTTATCAAAAAGCAGTTAGGTTTGGCAAAAGCTGATAAGCAGGCAGAATATGATGAAATCTGTTCATTAACAAACCCCACTGTAAAGAAGGCTCTGTTAAAATCATTTGCTGACGATTGCGATGCGGCCGCCGTACATTTGCAGGCAGCGGCGTTACCTCGTCAGAAGTACCAGGTAATTCTCCCATTAACAACAATCAAAGACAATGAGGTATATGCTCCGAACTACAAAGATGGAGAAACAGTTGCGTTGATTCGATACCCGCATGGTGGAACTTTTGAGATTCCTATTCTGAAGGTCAACAATAAGCTGGCTGAAGGAAAGAGCGTTCTCGGAAACACACCGGCAGATGCGATTGGTATCAATAAGAAGAATGCGGACCGTTTATCTGGAGCGGACTTTGATGGTGATACCGTAATGGTAATTCCTTGCAACTCCACCAAGAGTAAGGTAAAGATTACCTCCACTTCTCCATTAAAAGGTTTGGAAGGTTTTGATACCAAGGATGCTTATGGTGGAACAGTTAAGAAGGATGCTGATGGTGTAGATCATTATTATCGTAATGGTAAAGAGTATAAGATTATGAGAAATACTCAGACAGAAATGGGTAAAGTATCGAATCTGATTACTGATATGACTCTGAAGGGAGCCACACAGGATGAATTAGCGAGAGCAGTTCGTCACAGTATGGTTGTAATTGATGCCGAGAAACACAAACTGGATTATAAGCAGAGTGAAATCGATAACGGTATCGCTTCTCTTAAGAAGAAGTATCAGGGAAATGTGGATTCAGAAGGTCGTTACCATGAAGGTGCATCTACCCTCATTTCAAGAGCAAAATCTGAGACACAGGTTCTTAAGAGAAAAGGTTCCCCGACAATCAATGAAGATGGTTCTTTGTCATACAAGTCTGTTAAGGAAGAGTATGTCGATAAGAATGGAAAAATTCAGGTGAGAACTCAGAAGAGTACAAAGATGGCTGAAACAAAAGATGCCCGTACACTTTCTTCAGGTACCCCCCAGGAAGAAGCTTATGCCGATTATGCAAATTCTATGAAGTCTTTAGCTAACCAGGCTCGTAGGGAGATGATGAGTACAGGTAAAATTGCTTATTCTGCGTCTGCTAAGGCAACTTATTCTGAAGAAGTAAACTCTTTAAATGCTAAGCTGGATTTGGCTTTGGCAAATGCTCCTAGAGAGAGGCAGGCTCAGACAATGGCGAATGCTACTGTTGCGGCTAAGAGAAAAGACAATCCGGATATGACAAAAGCAGAAGTTAAGAAGGCAAGTCAGCAGGCTCTGGCACAGGCAAGGAGTTCTGTTGGGGCTAAGAGATCTAACATCGAAATTACGGATAAAGAATGGGAAGCCATTCAGGCCGGAGCAATTTCTGAGAACAAGCTTACGCAAATTCTGAATAACACGAATACCGATACTATTCGTCAGAGAGCGACTCCTCGTGCAAGCACTGCTCTGAGCACAGCTAAGCAGAATCGTATCGCTGCACTTAGCGCATCTGGCTACAGCACTTCAGAGATTGCTGAAGCTCTTGGGGTTTCTTCTTCGACAGTTTCTAAGTATTTGAATGGAAAGGAGTGAACTAAGTAAGATGAGATTTGCGCTTACAACTTTTGATAATCCTTATGATCCGTTTGAACAGTTCACTCAATGGTTCATATTCGATGAAGAAAAAGG